CACTCCTGATCCACTGGCTCTGTCCATTGATTTCTTTCCGCCTTGATCACCTTTACTATGATGATGGCAGTAGATCATTGAGCATTTAAGTTCTGCACATATATGGTCAAAGATGTTGAAGAACTTGCCCATTTGTTCTGCACTGTTTTCGTCACCGGTAATTACTTTGTAAAGTGGGTCAATGAATATGGCTACGTATCCTTTTTCTTTTGCTCTTCTGATAAGTTTAGGTGCGAGTTTGTCCATTTTGATTTGGTTTCCTCTTAGGTTCCAAAAGTCTATATTTTTAGGATTTTTTAAACCTACACAATCTGCAATTGATGATGCTCTCCAAAGACAAGATGGACCTGATATTTCTAAATTACAATATAATACAGGTCCTTTTATACATTGGAATTCGTGCCACAATAAACCATCAGCAATGTCAACTGCTAATTCTAGCATGTCAAATGTTTTTCCAGCTTTTGATGGTCCAGACATAAGCATTTTGTGTCCAATTCTTAATAGGCCGTCAATAAGAATGGGGTCGAGTTCTGGCATGTTCTTTAAAGCTGTAGCAAAGTTTTGGAAGTCTGGCAGATCATCGTTCAATTCTTCTATCCATTCTTCCCATTCTTCCCATCTTTTCTTTCCTATGTTTGTGTCAATGAGATATTGTTTTTGTCCTTTGCGTGTTATTCCTGGCATTCTTGATAGTCTTGAGGGGTTGCGGTTTTGTCTGTCGATTTCTAAGCCGTTTTTTTTGCAAATTTTATATAAAAAATCTACTCGTTTTCTGTAGTCTTCAAATGTATCGGCTTCTATTTTTACAATTGCGTGGATTGATTTGTTTCCTGAATGAACTATTGCAGCACAAGGTAATTCTAGTTCTTTGATTATTGCGAGTTGTTGGTTTGTTTCTACTGTATCAGATTCGACTAGGGCGTATCTAAAGGCGGTTACGTTGTTGTCTGTTACTCCTTTACCGTCTAGGGGATTGAAGCGTATCCACGCCCCTACTTGTTCGTCATGATCACCTATTACCGCTCCTATATCGTTTTTGCATTGTTGGAGTTGTTTTGTTAGTTCTCCTGCTGTGCGTGTTGATATTCCTTTTGTTGGTAGTGATGATCCTTCTTTTTCCCATGTGTCAATTACGTAGCCTACGTATTCAGTTGGTTGGAATAGTGTTGTTAGATATTTTTGTAGTTCTTTTGCTGGTTTCCAGTTTGTTGGTGCTTGTAGTTCGTGTTCTTCTGTCTTTAACCAGTTGGAATCAATAAAGACGTAGTCGTCATCTGCATCTATTGTTAAGTTATCCCATTCTAACACTTCATTATTGTCATAGTGTTTTGGTGTCCAGCCTTGGTTTTTGGCTATGTGGATGAGTGAGCCGGCTGTTACAGGTTGTGTTGTTGATCTGAAGCTGTTCCACTTTCTGGAACATTCGCCAACTTTGTATCTGGTAGTATCACCCATTGACCATGATTCCCAGTCTGAAGCTGTGCCACCTTCGTGACATATTGCCATTCCTACTGTGAGCCATTCTTCATAAGTGCATGATGATGGGTTGATGTTTTGTATTATGTCTAACATTTGTTTCCTTTAAAAGGCGGCAAGATTGCACGCCCCTATTTGTTTGGATTGTATTGTTTTGGGTTTATTCCTGCTGGTATTTTCCAGCTGTTCCCGGCTATTCTGTTTGTCATTCTGCGAGCATCTTCAAACTTCCAACCGCCTACGTGTATAAATCCTCTTTGTTCGAGGAATCTTATTTGTTTTGGAGTTGTTAGTTTTAGGTCGCTTCTCTTTTTGAGCCTATCAATGATTTTGCTTGCTTTGCCTGCGTTGTTGATGTCACCGGGGAAGATACCAGCCTTTTCTAAGTATTTCTTTTGGTCTTCTGATGGTGGTGCCATTTCCCAACCGAATGATGGTTCGTAGTGTGCCAGGTCTTCTGATTGTACACTCATTTCAAATTGAACTGGGTCTACTAGTTTGGCTTTTTTACGTCTCATTTCTTCTAGTTTTTTGGCTAGCGCTTCTTCACGGTCAGCAATGCAATCTCCGGCTGCTTGTTCTGCAACATCTTCAAGGTCAAGTTCTGTTCCTGATTCTGCTAGTATCTCTGTTATCTTGTTTGATACAAAGCTATCATCTGCAATCAGGTGTGCAGGTCTACATAGTTCATGCCTATCTGTATGCCAAAGAAAGTCAAGTATCAGAAGATTCTCTTTGCCAGGATATAGGCGTGTACCACGTCCAATCATTTGACAGTAGAGACTTCTAACCTTAGTAGGTCTTAGGCAAATGATGCAATCAACACTAGGCTCATCCCATCCCTCTGTTAGCAGCATTGAATTACATAGGACTTTGTATTTGTCATTGTGAAAGTCTTCAAGTATTTCTGCTCTATCTTTTGAGTTTCCGTTTATTTCTGCACATGAAACACCTTTTGCAAGTAGCATTGATTGCATCTTTTCTGATGTTGCTATTAGTGGCAGAAATACAACTGTTTTTCTGTTTGAACAAGTCTTGATAATCTCATCTACTATTTGATGTAAGTATGGGTCAAGTGCTGTTGCAACATCGCTTGCTTTGAAGTCACCAGATTGTTGAGCTACAGCTGTCAAGTCTATTTCCAGCGGTACTGTTAATGCTTTCATTTTTACAAGAAAACCATCTCTAATTGCTTGCGGTAGTGTGTACTCATAAGCTAGTGATTCAAAGAAGTTACCAAGCTCTCTCATGTCACCACGGTCTGGTGTAGCTGTTACACCAAGAACTTTAGCTTTAATGAAGTAGTCAAATATTCTTTGGTAACTGTCTGCAAGTGCGTGATGAGCTTCGTCTACTATAATCACATCAAAGTGATCTCTTTTGAATTGTGCCAACCTTGATGGATTCATAAGTGTTTGAACTGATCCAACTGTTATCCTGAACCAATCATCAAGGCAAGATGATTCTGCTTTTTCCAGTGAACATCCTAAACCAGTTGATTTTTGCATCTTGTCTCTTGCTTGTTCAAGTAATTCTCCACGGTGAGCAAGTATTAGAACTTTAGATCCTCGGCTTACCATTGTTTCTGAAACTTTACAGAATACAATTGTTTTACCTGTACCAGTCGGCAAGACTAGTAAAGCCTTGTCGAATTGGTCCCATGACTCTATGATTGAGTCATGGGCTTCTTGTTGATATTGGCGAAGTTGCATCAGAATGGCAATCCGTCTTTATCATCTGTTGATGTAGTCTGCGGTGTGTCAGGTGGAAGTAGTGTCAGGTCGTTAGACTGAGATTCTGTTCCATCTTTCTTTTTGTATGTTCTGATATCAATATCACACATCCCCGTTGAGCCTGATAGTTGATTCCAGTCTGCTTTTACAGTTTCGCCTTTTTTGCGTAGTCCGCAGGAAGTCCAGAGTTGAGCAATTTGCCATTTCATTTTTGGGTGTACAAAAAAGAACTTGTTAACTTCTACGTTTTCCCCATCATGACTGATTCTGAATGAAACAATTGCTTGTGGACATTTAGGAAGCTTTGCACTTGCTTCATGAAAGCCTCTCTTGTAGTGAGTGATCATATAAGCATATCTACCTTTTGGCAGCACTTTAGTTTCTGGCGGAGTTGCATCTTCTTCTGTTAGATCCATGTTCCAGTCTAGTGATTCATCTGTTCCTGTTGTTTGTTGTTGATTTTCTTCTTGTGGATCTGTACCCGTTGTGTAATCATCCCAGTCTGACATTATACTATTCCTTTTTGTTTGATTTCTGCTGTTACTTTGCCCCAGTTAGCGACTAACATTCCGTTGATAAACTTATCCTCATAATCGTTAATATCCATCTCAAATGGATATATTCCCTTTCCTGATACTACTTTTCTTATTTGAATTTCTGTTATACCGTCCAAAGCCATAAGGTCGGCTAGTTGTTGGTTGTTAATGCATTCAGCTTGAATTGCTGCACGCTCTTCGTCATACTCTACAACTGGTTTGTTTTGGGGATGCGGTGGTTGTTTAGCTTGTACCGGTGGTTTAACCTCCTTTTTTTTAGTGTCTTGAGTTTTAGGCGTTGACTGTGTTTGTGGCTGTTGTTGTGGTTGAGCTGTGGCAATTGTTGGAATATACTTTTCAATGTTTGCATAATCAAGAGTACATTCTTCAGGCATTCCAACTCTGTTTTTAGCATCCCAGCATGGGTGATGAGAGGTGTACATCATTCTTTTTCCACCTTGTGCTTTGGGCTTGCCGTCTTCATTCTCAATTACAATTGTTTTGTAGTTGACAAATAGAACCATATCCGCCCATTCTTTAGATAATGCAGATGTCTTCTTTTCTAGTTTGAGTTCCCATCTATCATAAGAATCCATTTCATTTGGCAAATCAGTTCTTTTCATTTGAGCGTGTGCTAACAAAACAACATTTATACCTTTTGATGTGATATCTGTTAGGTAGTTGAGAAGTCCTCCCCACTCTTGAGCTAGTAGATTATAGCTCTTGCCGTAGTCTTTGCCTCCACCAAGTGATTCTATGCCACGTGATGCACATATATGCATGATACAGAGCCTTTCAGCCCAGTCAATAGTATCTATAACAATTGTTTGATACCCCTGATTAGATGCCCATTGTATTTGCTGTTTTAACATTGTCCAGCTGTTGGGGGTTTGCAATCTGTTAACATTTAGTTCGGCTGTTGATCCTTCTGTGTCAATAAAGATTGGATTAGGGAATTTACTTCCCATTGTTGACTTTCCAATTCCTTCTGGACCATATACAATTACTCTTTGTGCTTTGACTTGTTTTCCGCTTATTACTTGCATTTTGTTTCCTTTATGGGGCGGCAAGAATGCCGCCCTTACATTTTATTTTTTAAATTGTTCCCAAGGGTCATCATCTGTTGGTGATGGTTCAGGGGTGTTTGTTACGTCTAAATATGACTGTCCTTGTGGAAGTCCGTCTTCAATGATGATTGAACATTCTTCACCAGTAGAAACTCGTGTACAGATTGCTTGTAGTTTTTCGGTTTCTAGCCATTCGCCAAACTCTGTTAATGTCTTTTGGTCCATCTGCTCTAATTTATCAATCAGAACAAAACCACAATTCGGGTTAAGTCTACGAACAATAGCAACTGCAACCTTTAATTGATCAGCTCCTGACATACAATCCCATGCTTTATCTTTGTAGAGTAAAGTGCTATCCTTGACAGTTAGTTCAGGTAGTGGAAGATTTGCTGTTGAAAGCAGTTCTAGGCGTTTCTTGCGAACATCCTCAAGTTCATTGCTGTAGCCGTCATATTGTTGTTTGTATTCGTTAGCTTCGTCTAGTGCTCTAGATTTATCTATGTTAGCTCTGATTTGTGAGTTTGTTGTTTCTATGTCGTTGAGCTTGTTTTCTATTTCTGTAGTTGATTCGTCTTGCAATTGCTCAGCTGTTTTTTCTGCTGTCTCAATGTCCTTGGACAGATGACTAACTTTATCTTTTGCAGTATCAAGTTGTTTAATTAGTTCAGTCATTTTAGATTCTAATTCTATAACCCTATCAACAGAAACATCATGCTCTCTTATTAATTCATTAACATTGTTTCTCTTACGTTGATTCTCGCCATTCTTAGCTAATATAGATTGCTGTTCCTTAATCAGTTCCATTGCTGTAATTGGTTGCTCTGGAACATCAGGAAACTCTTGCATTTCTGCTGCATGTTTCTTTTTGCTGTCTGCAATTTGTCCAATAGAATGTCTTTTCTGGAATAGTGATTTTTCTTCCTGGTCTAGTCTAACCAATTCATCACCAACACCAATAATCTGCAACAAAGTTTTTGCCTTGTCTGCATTCTGATTTAGGAATTTTGGCAAGTCTAAAGCTAGTTCTGATATAAAACTATCAAGTAGTGCTTGACCAGCTTTTGCACCAGCTGGATCTGTTACTTTGAGAGCTGAATTTTTACCAGAGCGTTCAACTTTTATCCCGTTGCTTAGTGTGATGTTGAGTAGTGGCGGTGTCATTGATTCATCTCGCTGGGCATTGGTTGGGGCTTTTCTATTGCCACCTAATCCCCAAGCAATGGAATCAAGAATACTTGTCTTACCTTCTCCATTGTTGCCACCTATAACTGTCAAGCCGTTTGCCCCGGGTTGAAGTACTACTGCTTTAACTTTTTTCACATTCTCTATGTGTAAGCTATTTATTTTCACTGTCATTGTTTGTTTCCTTTATGGGTCGGCAAGAGTGCACGCCCCGGCGTTTTATTTTTTTATATTCCTAAATCAAGTTGATCATCTACGCTGACATACTCAACTAACTCTTTTGCTGTCTCTTTTGAATCAATCTTACAAGAGCCATCAAATCCATATTCTTTACTTGAGAATTGACTAACTGATAAAGTTAGTGTGATGCTGATTTTCTTATTCTTATAGAGCATCTTAAAGCCTTCTTCACTTAGTAGACTTTTTACATGTGATGATGCGGTGTTACCTATTGTTTCCAGTAGGTGTCTTTGTCCTTCCCGTTCTTTGTCGTAACTTTCCATTGTCTCCATCTTCTTTTCCTTTCGCTTTATGCGGTTGTTTGATTGATTAACCTTTGGCTGTCTAATTTGTCTAAGTTGTACTTGTCTGTCATTCTTATAGGCTTCTCCTGGTTAATTGTTGAACACTGTAAATTATTTAACTAAATTGATTAGATAGTGAGCGACCATAACAACCACTCCCACCGTGATAACTAAAAGTACAGCCATTGCAGCCTCTACTATGTTATCTTCATCTCGTCCTTGTCCGCCCTGGACTACGCTTAAGTAGTCTGTTTTTTTTGTGCCTGATTTTTTAATTCTCATTGTAGTGATAACCTTCCTCTATTTTCGTTTTTGTTTGGTTGGCATACATCAAGTTTTACATTGAAGTAGTCGAAAATCTGCCGTTTTAGCTCATAAGGTTGGTCACTGTCATGGCTTCCAAATTTCATTATTTTGACGAGAGACTTTCTTGCTGTGTTGAAAATGTTTTGTTCGGATGAGCTCATTCTGTTGAGTGTATCTATGCATTCATAGTGAGCCCATTGAGTTGTATATGTCCAATCAAACTCCATGTCTATTGTTGAATAGAACTCCTGAAAACATAGGGGACATACTGGCAATTCGTCCATCATTCGCCCGCACAGCCATAGCATCGCCGATGTCTTGAGCCTAAAATCTTCTGTGTAAGCGTTACCTGATAGATTGTCGATGGCAACCCATCTGTTGCCGGCATCTTCCAAGAAAAGTCCTTCAGGAACACGCCCATCAATGATTGAATATGCTTCATACTTGTCGATTAAGAAGTATTCTACTCCTTTATATTTTTGTTTTTTCATAGTTACACCTTTATGAATTCTTTTACCCAGAACTTGTTACAAATTACTACTGCTTGAATGTGAACCTTATCACCGGGGCTAAGTTGAATACCTTGCTCAATAGCTTCTTTTACCTGTAGAGGACTTGCATAAACAGGTATGTCATCATCAAAAGACATTATCCATATTGTGCAATTTTCTTTACCGCCTATCTCGTATATCTCGCCCTTGATTCTGTGCGTTGATTCCATTATTCTTCCTCAATTATTAATTTGTCTAGTTCTTTAGTTAGCTTCTTATTTAGTTCATCTAAAGCATTAAATTGTGCTAGTTGATTGTCACATTTATAATTATAGAAACAACAAACAGCGTCCTTCTGTTTAGGCATTATGTCGTAGAATCCATATTTACAATGCTTTTCTGGACAGTCATAATCTATTTGCAAATCGCCCTCATAATAACTTACGCTAATGTTAGGTGTTTTTCTCATATCCTCACCTCTGGCATAAGAACCATTAACAAGACCACGAAGATGATCCAGGCTATTACTAATATTTTCATGACTTTCTCCATTCTGTTACTGCTGATTTTACAGCTTTAATATCTGTGGCTGAATTTCCTGCACGCAAAAGCATCTGAACCTTTACGCATAACTTAGCCTTGTTCAGTGATCTAAGATCATCTGAACCATAAACCATGCTCATCATGTCCAGACAGTCTTTAGGAAGTAATCCCCCATCAAACTGTCTGGCTCTGTGCTGGCACTCTAAGAGCTTCCGACTTAGCATGATGGCACCCTCTTTGCTACTACACCCTTTTCATTGATGAAATCACGATTCTTCTTTAGGCGTGTGCGGATGCTGGCATCACTTACTCCAAGATGATCTGCTAGTTTTGCAATAGTCACAATTGGGTCGTTTTCTCTTATCGTGTCATAAGTATCAATCAACTCTTGCTGGACTGATGCGTTTCTTTTATCTCTTTCAACTTTTCTAAGTCTTTTTAACTCTTCATAACGAACTATCTTTTCTTCTGGTGAATAAACCTTTTTAGGTGGTCTTTCAATCCAAGCCAATAAGTTAGCCTGTTCAAACAATGATAAAGAACTAACACGTTCCATAATCAATTCTGTTAAAATTGGACTGTTATCTTTTTCTTTTTCTTCTGTCATAATCTTTTCTCCATACTTTTTTATTAATTATTGTTTCTCGTACACGAAACCTTACGAGAAAAATTTTTTGTTAGCTTCGTATTGAGCTAACCCAAGATTTATAATAGTACTATAAAAATTGGGTAAATTCCCTTGACCATCCCTTTTTGCTACCGTTTTAACACGTTTGTGTGATGAAAACGGTATCTCGGGTCTCTTGTTTTTCTTCGCCATATTTTACCTTTCTTTACTTAAAAACAACCGAATGGTATCACGTACTGGAAACTTTGTCAAATGGTTTTGACATTTTTTTGACATTTTTTTGACAAAATAAAAAGAATAGTGTATAATACAGGAAACAAAACCAATAGAAATGGGGCTAAAATGAAAATAATAGATGAACATGTTTTTCTTGCTTTACATCATTTTAGAACTAGATGCCATAGTTCTAACGCTGAAATGGGACGGATATTAGAGCTTTCAAAAGGTCACATGAGTAAAATCATGAATGAAAAAGTATCATACTTTGAAGATAAAACATGGGAACGCATAGAGCCTATACTTGCCCCTTATATAGATGCGGTTAAACGCTCTAACGTCCGACCAGTAAACTCTAAGGAATGGGTAGCGGTTAAGGTTGTTAGCATTGCAGCGGCTGTGATACTATAGATAATAATGTATTACCTGATTATGTGGATAATTATAGTGATGATGTGGTCTATTTTCCAAACGCTAAAGATACCGATTTCGCTATTAAGATCACTGGCGATAGTATGTCGCCTTGGTATCCAGCTGGTAATATTGTTTTGTGCCGTTCTATATTTCCAACTCATGGGAAGCGTGTGGTTGTCCAGATGACTGACGGAACGGTACTGTTTAAGGTCTTTGCTCAAAAGGACAATAAACTTTTACCTGATGAGTATTAATAATAAATTCAATGGCAGGGACTTTGAAATAAACGAGGATGTTGCTCATATATATCCCATCATTCAATCTATCAGAAATGAATATGATATTGATAAGGAAATGGCTAAACATTCGGTCAAACATTCATGGAAAAATAAGCTGGAGAAAATGTGATTACATTTATAGTGAAAAAGGCTTATATCATCACAACAAACTTACTAGTAGTTTTAACGTGAGTTTTATACTGTTTTTTATGCATCTTTTCAAAGATATATCATTTATGCTTTATTAATGTGTATTACAAAACAGCTTAAATAGTCATAAGTCCTTATCAATGACGACTCTTACAACTTCAAAATGTAAAATATTGACTGGAATAGTCTAATTTAACCATTTCTAATACATTTAAAAAGTCATAAGCCTTTACCAGTGACGACTTTTATAACTTTTTTTATGTTTGAAATTAAAACAATATCAATCATTTTGTTTGAATATGCTATAATTAAGCCTCTTTTAGTTCTCTAAGTCGTTGGTAATGACGACTTTTATAAAAGTAAATGGTAGCTAAAATTAAATGTTCAAAGAAAACCGCCTGTTTTTACACCATATAAGCCATAAGTACTTGACTAACAACAATCTGAAGCAGTAAATGACATTTTTTTGTAATTCTCTCTTGTAAACAACTAAATACAAACAACTTGCAAATAAAAACGCGACCGCAACAAACCTGCATATATAAATATATACAGATACACACATAAAGATTGTTTGTGATAGTCAAAAAGTAAAGTAGCTTCACGCTTCGCTACTTACTTTATTTTTGCTATCAAACAAACTAATCAAAATCGAAACAAAAGAATCAACTCAACAAATCAAATGCAATTAACATCATCAAATCAAATCCTCTGTAAGCACTTTCTCTAACCACTACTTTCAGGAAACAAAACTAATACATAATCAAAAGGCTCCAGGGTATTCAATATAAACATATCCTGTACATGTGATAAATGATTGTTGTGGTAATGTGTTATTAAATTGAAGCACAATAGCCTTTAAGTTGAATAACTCTGTATTATGCTTGTCTGTGTACTAAAACACAAACAAATTGATTTAAAGAGCGTTTACGGTGGTTTAAAAGCGTATACATAATAATCATATATAATTAATGCTAATGTATCTAAACAATTGAGAATAAACAGCTTAGATATTATATAACTATCTTGCTAGTTATAGTACTATCTTGCTAAAGTTAACCAGAGTGTCCGTGGTCGAGGGCGTTTAAAAGTTAGACGATTTGCGTTTTGTCTAACTTTTGCCATTGTCTAATTTTTGTCTAAGTATTCGCACCTTTAAAACACGATAAGCCTATAAACATTGACTATTGTTTGTTAATCCCCGGGGGATAGTATCCCACAACCACCCTTTTTCCAGTACAAAAGCCATCAAATCTAAGTTACGAACATGGTACAAACAGCACGAAGACCACCCCCACCCGAGATCCAGAGACCCATATTCGGGAGTTTAACCCCACGAATAAACGGACCATTTTTTGAAAACGGCATTTAGAAAATAAAAAAAAATAAAAAATTTTGCTGATAGTGGGTTGCAATAGATTACACTAGGTTATATAAGTTGTTAATATATAGCATGTTACATGATATATTATGTTGATTAATTGATATAATTTGTTATTATGTGTGCGAAATAGGTTTAGATATAACTGGAAAGTTGTGTTCAAGGGAACAATCGGTGTTGAATACCGTAGCCACGTATAATTGCGTGAAGGTTCGATTCCTTAACTTTCCGCCATAAACAATTTAGAATACTATGACATTAAAAAAAAAACAATAAGCCACAATGATGTTTGTCGCGGTGGGATTACCGGCGAGCATGCTATAAGTCAAAGAGCCAATGCAAAAGGTTGGGTTGAGGATAGACTAGCAGGGATGACATTTGATGAGATAGCCGATAGAGATGGCGTGTCTAAGTCAACTATTCATAAGTGGGTTAAGCGGTTATTACAGGAAAGCACAGCGGAAGATTCGGACTTATTAAAGCATAAGATATCCAAGCAGTACGCAAAGCTTTTATCAAAGGCAGAAGGGATGCTTGACGATCCCAAGTTGCAGGTTGCTGGATGCAATTTGATATTGAAGACACTGGAAGCCCAGCGAAAGATGTTTGGATTGGATGCACCTGTAAGGGGCGGCGGGAACAATAACGAGATTAACATTTATGGCAATTTAAGTTTTGAAGTTTTGAAAGAGCGTATTGCTAGCCGGTTGAATGGTCCAGAGGTTATTGATGTAGAGGAAGTCGAGGACGATTGATATGTCTAGCATAAATGATGTAGAGTTATTTTATGAATCTATGCGACAAGACTACGGTTGTTTTTTTAGTGTAGCACATCCAGGGCGCAAGTATACATTTGGTAATCCCACAAATGTGATGATTGATGTTGTACAGGAAGCAGTAGATACAGTTGAGCGAGGCGAGAATTACTTTGCGGTCGTAAACATTGCACCAAGGCATGGGAAGAGTGATATTTTTTCAAAGCGAGCCCCAGCGTGGATATTGGGTAAGCATCCAGATTGGGAAATGATACTTGCAGCATATTCTGCAAGTTTGGCGGAAGAGTTATCTGGTACTGCAAGAGATTGTTTTAACGAATGCTGTAAAAGTGGCGTGTTTAATCTTAGCCTTTCTCGAGACAAGCATAAACGTGCGAGCTGGTCACCACAGGATGAAATAGGCGTATTAAACGCGATGGGACTTGGTGGTACGATTAATGGTCGTGGTGCAAAGATAATGATCATTGATGATTATGTAAAGAATCGAATTGAGGCAGAGAGTCAAACGGTTAGAGATGCTATTTGGAATAGTTTTACACAAGACTTGATGACTAGGCGAGATCCTACAGGTCATGCAGTGATAATTGTTGCGACAAGATGGCATGTAGATGATTTATGCGGTCGGATTATAGCGGCAATGAAAGAAAACCCTAAGTTTCCGAAGTTTAAGCAAATAGTTATGAAGTCTCAAAATGAAGATGGTAGTTATTTGTTTCCGGAGCGGTTTTCAAAAGAATTTTATGAAGAGGCAAGAGCGAGTGTAAGTGAATATGGTTGGAACTCACTTTATCAGCAAGACCCTAAGCCACGAGAAGGCACATTGCTAAAGATTGGCAATTGCAAGATGATTGAGGTTGAAGATTTGCCCCCGGGTTTAAATTGGCGCAGGGGTTGGGATTTGGCATCAAGTGAAGACGAGAGACAGAAAGATGATCCAGACTGGACAGTAGGAAGTTTAGTTGCTTATGACAAGCCAAGCGGTAGGATTTATTATCGTGATGTTGTAAGGTTCAGGCATACTGCATTGAAGCGTAATGAGATAATGTTATCAGTTGCTAAGGCTGATAAAGTTTTGGGATGCAATAAGACAATAATTGAGAGCACTGGGCAAAGCAAAGACACTTTCATAATTATGAAAGCTATGCTTGCAGGGATACAGGTTGTCGAGAAGTTTACGCCACAGGGTACTGGTGATAAAGTCACCAGGGCGGCGAGTGTTCTTGAGGCTCCGATGGAGGCTGGTAATGTTTATGTAGTTGATGGCAAATGGAATGATACATGGGCGGATGAGCATTTGATGTTTCCTAATGCTTTGCATGATGATCAAGTTGATAGTGGCGTAGTTGCAATTTACAAAGATGTTGTACATAGTGGAGAGAATACGGTTTCAGAGTTAGATGTTGATGGTTGGTAAAAATAAAGGATTTAGATATGACAGTTGAAAATAAGAATGAGATTGTTAGGCATCCGAAATATGATGAGTTTAAGATTTTGTGGCAGTTACAATTAGATTGTTTTGCAGGTGAGTATGCAGTAAAAAAGCAAGGTAGAAAGTATTTGCCATTACCATCTGGCAAAGTTTTTAAAGAGATTAAAGATGGTCCAGAATCTGTAAGGCTTTTTTATGATGGTTATAAGATGTCAGCTGATTTCCCAGAGATACTTGAGGATGCTGTTGATTCGATGAAAGGTCAAGTATTTGAGGATAGCGGGAAAATAGAATTGCCTGAGCAATTAAAATATTTGTTAGATTGTGCTACACGTGATGGGCGAAAGCTTGCAACGTTTGAGAGAGATTTGTTAGAGCGTCAGCTTGTTACAGGGAGATGCTTTTGTCTTTGGACAGTTGATAAAGAGGCTAATAATTTAAAGTTAGTAACTTATGATGCGTTACAGATTGTAGATTGGAGAGTTGATGCTTTTGGTAACTTAAAAGCAATTGTTTTGGATGAAAGTACAACTAAGGTTGTTAATGGAACATGGTCGCAAGTTGAACAATTCAGGGTGTGCGCAATTGATGCTTTTGGATTTTATTATACATGTTTGGTTGAAGATACTAAGATGTTTGATTTTAACTACCCTGGGACTGGTGCTATTTACGAGGATGTTCGCAAGCGTAAATTTAGGGGTATTCCAGGATTGATTGTTAACTCGGTCAATATTGGTGCGGATGTTTGCACACCAGTAACAATTAGAATTAGTGAGAGTTCTTTGAGATCTTATATCAATTCTGCAAGGTTGGAACAAAGTCTTGACATAACTGGACAGCCAACACTTTACACAATCAACGCAAAATTAGCTAAGGGTCAGAGTATACAACTAGGATCATCTGTAGCCTTGGCTGTTGAGAATCCAGAAGCTAAACCAGAGATTGGGATACTTGAAACAACCGGTATAAGTTTTGAGGCTATGCGTAATGCAATTGCAGATCATAAAAAAGATGCACGGCGGAACATTGAGCTTATTGAGCAAGGTGCGGAGGCTGGAGTAGCTTTGAATACTAGACTATCAGTTAAGACAGCATCATTGCAGAATGTTGCTTTAGCACTTCAAGAGTCTATGGTTAGATTGCTTCGTATGGCTGCAACGTGGATGGCTGTTGATGGTTCGGGAATTGTAGTGTTGGTTAATACAGATTTCAGGAAAGATGATTTATTAACACAAGACCTTGTACAATTGGCCACTCTTGTAAATATGGGATTGATGGCGAAAAAGGATGTTTTCTTTTGTTTGAAAAAAGCTAAGCGGACACAGTTTGAGACTTTTGAGGAATGGAGTGCACATACAGATGAGTTTGGATTAGTTTCTGGAGTGAATGTAAATGAAAACGGTCAATGAACAAGTACATGATGAGTTGATTCGGTATAATTACGCACTGGAAAAGGTGGGTAATGGTATTGCTGTCAAAGTAAATAAAGAAGTTGCAAAGACTGAAAAGAAGTTGCAAGCACTTTTGGCAGACAAGACCAAACTTGAGGGTATGGGAAAACTCACCAAAGAGTATGCAGCCGAACTTAATAAACTAGACAAGAGCATTGCAGCAATTCGCGCCCCGGGGTTTGCAACCGCAAAACAAAATGCACTTGAGGACTTTAACAAATTGGTTCAGGTTGAACACGATATTTTACAAGGGTCAATTAAAAAAGCGGTTCCTTTTGATGTTGATTTAAATCAAGTCAAACCATTTGTATTAAAAAACATTGTTGCGTTGGGTAATTTTTCCGGCGGTACATTCGACCAGTGGTTTCACAATTGGCAACAAGGCGATTTACAGCGGATATCAGGCATTGTTAGGATGAACCTTGCACAGGGTAACACTATGGGCGATATTGAGCGAGTTCTTTACGGTACAAGGGCACAGGGCTATAAAGATGGGGCGTTACAGGTTTCACGCAATGTAGGAACTAGGCTTGCAAGAACTATAACCAATGGTACAAGCAATCAATCTCATTTAGAATTTTTAAAAGCAAACTCTGATGTTCTGGATGGTGTTGTTTTTTCTGCTGTCCGTGATGGTAGGGTCTCTGCAATATGTAATTCTTTGCATGGGAATTTGTATAAGATTGATGATGCAAGCACACCTATACCGCCGTTACACCCAAATTGTAGAAGTCAACTTGTGCCACAGGTTAGTGGAATTGGTTTGATTGGTGAACAGCCGAGCGTTGGTGGTCGAAACTTTATGAAAGATGCTAAGAGTGATTATTTGAAGGGGCAAAAGGCTAAGGGTTTGAATGATAAGGATGCTCGTGGTAAGTGGAATAATTTGACGTCTGGTTATAAGAATCGGTTGATGAATGATCAGAAGAGTAGTTATGCTGGCGATGTGTTTGGTAAGGTGCCGGCTAAGATGAGTGGTGATGCTTGGCTTAAAAATCAGACTTATGATATCCAAAAGGAAGTTTTGGGCGGAAAGTATCAAGCGGATCTTTTCAAGAGTGGTGTAAGTTCAGAAGAACTTATTAAGACTGGTACA